GTGTTAGATATTAAAGCGATCATTGATCCATTCGGCAATAAATCAGATTTAAAATTATTGTGTGTCGATCATGGCTAAAAACTTCGAGATTGAAGGTTTAAAAGAGCTTGAAAAGGCATTATTAGACTTAGGGCCTGAATTAGGATTTAAAACACTTAGATCGGCAGGACGGGAGGCAATGAAGCCGGTGTTGGCATCGGCACAAAAAAATGTTCATGTTGATTCTGGTGATACACATGATGCGCTGGCAATTAGCGCTAAAAAAGGCAAGGGTAATACATCGGTTTTTATAAATGTTGGTGCAACTAAAACGAAGGCGACTAAAAAACAAGGCGGTAGAAAGTTTGTAAACGTCAATCAGAAAGTGATTGCTCAAGAATTTGGCACTAAAAAGCAAGAGGCCGATCCATTTTTGAGGCCAGCATTAGAAAATAATGCGAATAAAGTGTTGTCAGGTTTGAAAAACTCACTTGCAGACAAGATTGAAAAAGCAGCGAAAAAACTAGCCAAGGGTGCATAAATGAAAGATTTAGACGTACTTAATCATCTTGTATCTGATACGGATATCACCGATGTTATTGCAGATCGAATTTGGACAACGTGGCTTCCAGAGCAAGCAACATTGCCAGCGATTACGTGTAATTATGTTTCAGAATCTCCAGTAAATTCACTGATAAACACTGAAAACGGCAGCGAAACAATTAGCGTCAATATTTGGACTGAAAATAAAACAACATTAAATACATTGATCGGACTTATCAGAACCAGGATGTCGGGCTTTGGCGTTCGCTTATCAATGGTCAATTTAAACGAAGAAGAACAAGGCATTTACAGATACTCGATTGATTATTCAATCTGGTAAATAACAAGGGGTAAAACCCTATTTTTTCAACTAAGCATTTTAATTAATGAGGGACTTCCTATGGCTGTAATTCAAGCTCAAGGCACAACATTCACATTCAACGACGGCACTACAGCACAAACAGTCGATGGCATCGTTTCTTACTCTGGTTTTGACGGTGAATCAACCGAAATCGACGTGACAACACTAGCATCAACAGCGAAAGAATTTGATGTTGGTTTAGAAGATTTCGGCAATTTATCACTAGAGCTGATTTTCAATCCTGACGATGTAGGTCAAGCAGCTATTGCAGCAGCAAAAACAGCCGCAGCAACGCGCGAATGCGTTTTGACATTGCCGAGCGGAACATTAGATACAGCGACATTTAACGCAATTGTTAAATCGTTCAGCAAATCAGGTGGTGTAGATGATGTTGTTAAAGCTACTGTCAATTTACGTATAACAGGTGCGGTTGCTTGGTCGTAGAAAAGCGGATCGCAGTCTGCAAATCATGCCAGCACGTTAAAGAAAAACCAGTGTTGATGTGTGGTAAATGCGGGTGCGTTATTCAGTTTAAAGCACGCCTATCGTCTGGTAAATGCCCAGAGGGTAAGTGGTAATAATTAGCCGTTCCTAGAGTAGCACTCGAAAATCTGATGACACCGATCAGACGGAACGGCTTCTTTCGGTGCGGTAGAGTTGGTGACTATGATTGACCAGACAAGACTAAAGCAGGTGTTGGATTACTTACCATTAGCTGGATTATTTATATGGAATAACCCAACTAACAGAAGGGTAAAGAAAGGCTCACAGGCTGGCACGATATGCAGTGATGGATATGTGGCTATAACTATAGATGGGCAAAAGTATATGGCCCATAGGTTGGCTTATCTCTATATGGTTGGGTCTATGCCTGAAGATCAAATTGATCACATAGATAGAGATAGAGCCAATAATAAATGGCAAAACATTAGATCGTGCAGCCCAAGAGAAAACCAAAGAAACACAAAAGTAAGATTAAACAATACATCAGGTTTTTCTGGGGTTACATGGCATAAAGATAGAAATCGGTGGAGAGCAAGAATCCACAATAATGAAGGGGTAGAGGTGTCGTTAGGCTCCTTTGTTAAAAAACAAGATGCAATAAATGCAAGACTAAAGGCCGAAGGTGTTTTCGGCTATATTTTATAAGGTGAATAAAATGAGCTTATTAAGTAAAGAACAAATCTTATCGACATCAGATGCTAAAACGGTAAGCCTTTATATCGAAGAATGGGGAGGTGATGTAATTATCTCAACAATGTCAGGTCATGCACGCGATCAATTCGAGGCATCATTAGTCGGTAAAAATGGCGGCACAAATTTACAGAATATTAGAGCCAAATTAGCGGCAGCAACGATTGTCGATGAACAAGGCAATTTGATGTTCACAGATAAAGATGTTGCAGCGCTCGGCAAAAAATCAGCGGCGGCATTAGATCGTGTCTTTTCTGCCAGCCAAAAACTTAATCGTATCAGTGATGGTGATGTTGAGGAACTAGCAAAAAACTAATTAGCCGTCCTTTCCGTCATTACTGTTTTATTTTGGCTGAAAGGCTCGGCATGACAATCAATGAGTTATTGCATCGAATGACCAGCGCAGAAATTAGCGAGTGGATGGCATTTGATAGATTGAAAGACGAAGAATATTTTAAACAATTACAAGCAGATCGCATGACAGACCAACAGCGTTCAGATGCATTAAAAGCACTATTAAGTGGGGTTAAATAATGGCTACGATAGGAAAATTAGTTGTATCACTATCTGCTAATAGTGCGAAATTGGTTAGTGAGTTAAGCAAAACCAAAAAGTCTGTTTCAAAATGGGGTGCTGATATTGCTAAGACAGTCGCTAAGGTTGGCGCAGTGTTCGCCGCGCTTGGTGTCGCCGCGTTTGGCGGGTTGATTGTTGCCGTAAACAAAAGCGCGGCAGAGGTAGATAAGCTGGCTAAATCAGCTAGAAAGCTGGGTATTGATGTTGGCGAGCTGCAAAAGATGCACTTTATCTTTGAGCAAACAGGCATATCAATCGAAACGGGAAACATGGCATTACAGCGCATGGTTCGCAGGGTATCAGAAGCGGCACAAGGTACGGGTGAGGCGGTTAATGCGTTAAAAGAATTGGGAATAAATGCTCAAGAATTAGCCCGTTTATCACCTGAAAATCAATTTAATCGCATATCAGAAGCCATGCGCGGCATTGGCAACCAGGGCGATAAGGTGCGGCTTGCTATGAAACTATTTGATAGTGAGGGCGTTGCGTTAGTTAATACTATGGCGGCTGATATTCAGGGTTTAGGCGCTGAATTTGAGTCATTAGGCATTAAATTAACTGCAACGCAAGCATCAATGGTAGAGAAATATCAAGACAGTAAAAACGTATTAAGCACGATGTTCGACGGATTTGCTAAGCAAGTAACGGCTGAATTATCGCCTGCTTTTACGCTGATTGTTGAAAAAATAACTAACTCAATAAAGTCGATGGGCGGAATGAAGTCCGCTGCTGAAAAATTTGCAAAATTTATTATTCGCGGAATGGTTTTAGCTACCGAAGCGATTGGCGGAGCTATAACAGCCGTTCAAGAGTTGTTGTTAACGCTTAAAAAAGCACAGCTCATGTACATGATAATGGACAACTTGGCGGGTAAGTTAGTGCCGTTTGGTGAAGATTATAGCCCCGCGCAAATGCAAAAAGTCGCTAATGACATTTTAAGCATGGAAAAACGGATCGCGGAAGGATCTGGCGTTAAGCAGTCTGTTATTGATTTTATGAACTCATTGCAAGATGCAGTTGAGTCAAATTCAGTATCAAAAATCAATGATATGAAACTACCTGATGGCAGTCGTGATTTTAATGGAATTGTTGCTGCTATGGATGCAGCTAATGAAGCGGCAGACGCACACAAGAAACTCGCAGTATCAGCTAATGAAACGGCTGAAATGTTAAATAAGGTCACTACGTCAAAAGCGTGGCAAGATATTTTCGGCAAAGCTGATATCACGGCGCGTGCTAATCAGTTCGATACCTATGCAAAATTAGCAAAATCTAACATTGAGTCAGGCAGTGCATTTGCGGGTGACAACATCAATACACTGAAATCAATTCTTGAAACAGCAACTAATAATGGCGGCACTGGGTTCAGCAATAATAATTTGTTTGAAAAACTCGACTTAACTGGCATGGCTGATGTTATCAGAGGGCTTGAGTCAATGGCTTCGTCAAATCAACAGGCAGTGACGGCGCAGCAAAAACCAACAAGCAAAATTAGTATTGATCTGACATCAGACACGGGGCGTGTGGCGGGTGAAATTTGGGGCGAAGCTGAATTTATCCGCGGCATTGAAGAGTGGAATAAACAGTATATGAATGATCGCGCTCGTGCTACGGCGCAATAATAAAAAGGGTAACCAATGGCTTTAGCAGATTTATCATTTAAGCTTTATACAGATTCGGGATTAACGACATTATTTAGCGGTTTATATCAATTAACGCATCAATCAAATTTGTCTGATAATCCACAGGATTTTCAATTGTGGTTTGGCTCAAACGCAGCAACAACGCTTGAAACAACCACTAATCCAGGTGTGGATAATATCACGCTTACTCCTGTTGAGATTTTACCAGCATGGACGGCATCGACTGCTTATACAGTCGGTGAAACAGTTGAACCAACCGTAGATAACGGTTTTCGTTATGCTTGCTCAACAGCGGGAACATCAGATACGACCGAGCCAGCATCATGGCCAACAAGCGGCATTGGATCAACGGTGGTTGATGGCACGGTTATCTGGACATTAGTTGCTGCAACGCATGAGCCAACAGAGATAAAATTATCAGCAACAGCGGCGGGCTTAGATTCTGCTACTGCGGGTGCTGCATTATCGCTGGGTACGTCTATTTCTGCGGGTGTCGCTAACGCGAAAGAGGTCAATATTCGCATAACTAATGCAGTGACAACGGTGAGTAATAACACGGCATACCCTGAGCTTTCGATTGATATTAATGATGTAACTGAGTCTTAATCATGCCACAAGGTGTTGGTTCATTATTACTGATTGAGCAGTCAATTGTTGCTATCGGCAGCGGTTCGCTCGTTAGTATTGAGCAATCAATTGTTAAGCGGGGCAGTGGCGCATTAGTTACGATTGAACAAACGATTGATTTGCGTCTATCTGGCAGCGGTTCACTCGTTAGCATTGAGCAGTCCATTAGTTCTAGCGGAAGCGGTTCATTGGTTACAATTGCTCAAAAAATAAACGATTCAACGACGTATTCTAATTTAGATAAATTTGGATGGGATGCTGAGTTGTATATCGATGGTGTGAGAGTTGATCCTAGTTTAATACATGGATTAATTGATATTACGCGTGCTGAAAATACCGCGGCTTTAATGAGCGTTACATTGATTAATAAAACAGGGGTTATTGATACCGCATCATTTCATGGCAAGACTATATTTCTAAATATTGAAACTGAAAACGGTAACAAGCGCGCCTACACGGGCACAGTTGATGTGCCTGAGTTTGATTTGATAAATAAACGGATTACCTTGCGCTGCACTGATAAACGAAATGAACAAATTAACGGGCAACTATCAAGTCAACTGCCCTTTATCGGGTATTGGTCGTCAGCAATATTTAATACCCCAGACGATGTGGCTGAGGAATTAAGCCAGCGGCTACAAACTACGACAAAAACGGTCGATTTTGATGCGTATGGCAATTTCACTATAAGTGATTATTTGCCGAAAGCATCCCCCGATTTTGTGTTAGATGATGCTGCTATTTATAGACGAAACCCAACGTTATCAGTTGCAAGCCGTGGGCGCTTAATTAATCGAGTGAGTGTTGAGTTTGATTTCAGGTATGTTCGTCTCAGACATAGAGAAAGAAGTTTTCTTTTAGAGGGCCCTAGTTTCTGTGAGGTTATGACAACACCTGGTTTATCTTTTTTAAGCACAACGGGGATTAAGACAAACTTAGAATCATTTGGATGGGACGTTAATTTTAGCAGTGTGGATTATGAATACCTACCACCGGCAGGTTGGTATAAATGCAGTGGATTTGGCAGCTCATTCTTATGGAGCCCGGTCGTTAATACTGGCGAAACAGTCAATAAACTAGATGAGGATGGCAATGTAATAACAGACTCAGACGGCAACCCGGTTACTGAAACTAGAATAACTAGCAGTACAGACTATTCTAAAGCATTTGCAATATCTGCAAGTTGGGTCGCTGCCAAACGGTTTGCTCAGGATATTAATCAAAAAATAAATATTCAGATCAACGCGCCGCAGTCACAAGATCAATACGGTGTGATTGAGAAAAAACAGCGAAATGGCTTGCAAATTGATTTTGATACGTCAGATTTTGAAAATAGAGATGGTTATATTTCACCATCTAGCATGACACAAACATCAACCGATTATTATCTTGATAAAACGGGCACGGCGACAGATTTCAATGCCGCAATTAATACGGTTGTTGCAATGTCTAAAACGACTATTGCTAAGACGCATCGTGATAACCATGTGACCATTGAAACCCCTATATGGCCTGAAATTGATTTAAAACATACCGTTGAAACAACGGCGGGGTTAATTCAGTCAAAAGGCAAAGTGAGCAATGTTCAGCATCGTTTAAATATAAGTACTCGAAGCGCAAGTACTACAGTTAGATTGTCATTATCTCAAGCAACAGGAGCGCAAGTAGATGGCTCAGTGTCAATTCCCATGGCTGTTGCGCCGTTGGTGGGTGATCAATATAGCGGTACATTAAGAATGCAAACGTATGGCGAGCATTCAGTGGGCCTTAATTCTGCATCTAGCGCGACTAATTATTTGGGCAAAGGAATGATCACACCCGCGATAGACGATGAAAGTAGAAACAAACAAGAAACTGTAACAAATTATTCGTTTGATGTTTCAGTACGAAACGACACATTGCAGGTAACGTTTTAATGTCTAGTTATGCAGATGATATTCAGCGGATTGCAAAACAGAAAGCAATAAAAGGCGGCTTGGGTGATCTCGAAAATAGAGCGCCCATATCTGGCACGGTAACGCCGTTTATTGACGAAGCAATTGCACCACCCAGCACGGGTTCATCGCCAGAAGATGTTGTGCCAGAAGCATCAGATCCAGAGGACCCGAATTCTTACAATAAAGGCGACGGCTCAGGTGGGGGCGGAGGAAGTGGGAGCAGTAATACCAGCGGAACGCAAAGTGCTGATGATATTATCGAAGATAAAGCAGGGCCAACATTACCCGACAGCCCCGCGGATGGAAGCACAGAACCCAGCAATGGTGGCTCACTAGACGGGATTGATGGCCTAGTTGATTGTGATACTGGACAGGGCGTTAATGTTAGATTAAATGGTGAGTTTCCCGTTCATAGTGGATGGGATGATCCTGATGTGCCACCACCACCAGAAGGCTTTGAATCTGGTTATTTCTGGGAGTCATCTCCGATTGCAATTTATGTAGATTTCACACCTGAACTTTGCCTCGAGCAGTTTAAGCTTGACAGCCCAACAGCAACAATAACAGGTATTGATATTGATACGGTTGATCAGCGTCGATATAGATATTATTTAGCAGCAACACCAAGTTTTGATCAGTCAATTTTATTTGTTAGAGGTACGTGTACGCCAGGCTCTTACAGCACATATTGTCCAGAGATTGCGCCAGCCGCAACAGAATGGCCGACAGATGGAAATTATGATTTAACACTAAAAGACGGACAGTTTCAATCTAGTCAATATGATAGCGAAGCACCAACATCAGCAAAAGAACCGAGATCTGCTATTAATTTGTGCACCACTGGCGGAAAAAATGTAACGATAAGAGCAGCAGCAAATGGCGGTTCAATGATGTACGAAACAAGCGGCGGAGCACCTACGGGGACCATGAAGGTTTTCAATTCAGACGGCACAATGAGAATGGCAGGTGATGCGACTAATACTAATATTAATAGTCAATTGCCGCGCTAAATAAATAAACAATTAATCAACCCAGACCGCTTAGGCGGTTTTTTTATGCGTGAGGGAAAATCATGAAATATTTTCAAATGCTTTTATTTACATTATTAGTTGTTGTCTCAACAGCTCAAGCCAGCGAGTGGCAAGTCGCAAGCGAGTCTGGCGGTATTTTTACTAATGAAAACCCACATAAATTAATAATTAGATTTGACGGTAATAGCGTCGAATTAATTAACCCGAGCCGAGTAGTTTCCAGCAATGGAACATCGACGACTAAAAGCATTGATAATATTCAGGTTACCCCTATTTCTATCAGCGTGCCCAAATCACAAATGCTTGGGCTTCTAACCCAACTTGAAAATTTAATTATGGCTGGCGATGACACGGCAAAAGCAATGCGATCAATTGCAGATTTATATGGTAAAGACGCTGAGGTAATCGCCGAGATTGATGCAATAAGACAAATTGTAAGCAATGCGAACTAACCACGCAATTTTATGCGTGTTGATAGTGATGCTGTTTATCAATCTTAGAGTAATGCTAGTCCTAATCGAAATCAGAAACAGCGTAAACCCAGTTCAGTGCAATCAAATTAATAGTGATATATATGCTAATTATGCATCGAGGTAAGTGATGATAAAAATGTCAGCAACAGATAGAGATCAAGATGAATATGGAAGTGGTGACTATCAAGCACCACGAGGCAGCCATAGACATAGAGGAATTGATTTTACACCTCAGATCCACGCTGTAAATGATGGGATAGTTACAAAAATAGGCTACCCATATGGTGATGATTTAAGTTATCGCTATGTCCAAGTAACTGATGTCGATGGGAATCGAGCCCGTTATTTTTATATTTCACCGGCAGTAAATAAAGGCGACACAATTAATAAAGGTGCTGTACTTGGAAAGTTGCAAGATTTAGGTAAGCGATACCCAAATATAACACCTCATTTTCATTTCGAAGTTAAAAGCGCAGATGGCGAAATAATCGATCCTAATGAATATTTACGGAGGTTATAATGGATTGGCTAAAAAAACTTAAAGAGTATGCACCAGATATTGCTGCTGCAGTTGTAACTGGTGGGGCATCAATACCCGCATCAGTAGCAAAGGCAGTATCTAAAAGCCTCGGTTCGACAGTAAATGACCAAACCGATCTAGCCGTGGCAATCGGCGGTGCAACTCATGAGCAGATGCTGGCATTAAAGCAAGAAAATAATAACTTTGTTCTTGAACAGATGCGACTACAGCTTAACGACATCCAATCATCTCACCATGAAACACAAGAAACTATTAGAAGTGGAGATAATGCTACTGATGAACGGATTAGATGGGTAAGACCTGAAATGGCTAAACAAAGTTGGACAGCCACTATTGCATACTGCATAGGCTGCCTAGGTGTAAAAGCAATAACTGATGCTGATGTTTTTAACTTTAATATAGCAATGATTATAGCCGCCCCAGCTTATGCGTATTTTGGGCTGCGTCAAATTGGAAAAGGAATTGATAGCTACACTGGTAAAGTGACGCAAAAGTAAAATCTAATGCAGGTCAGCGTTGGTAATTATGTATAATACTTTATCTCAACGCAGCCCGAATTATCTCAGCAACATCACTATCAACATACTGTTTATCTATTAAATAACTGCAAAATGATAATATTGCTAAAGCTATATGTATCAACAGTTCTGGGCATGGCGCAGTCTGGTAGCGCACTTGTCTTGGGGGCAAGGGGTCGCATAATCAAAAATTATTAACTACATTAAATTGCACCAACACTGTTTAAGTTGTTGAATGTAGACAAATAAAGATTCCGACCCTCGGTACCATTTATGAGATATAAAATAACCCACAAAGCATTCGCTTTAGTGGGTTTTTTATTGCCCATTGAAACTAGAAACTCCTCAAAATTTATAATTTTTCGCCAATCCTTTATCGCTAGGCTTAGACTCTATGCTATGAAACCTGTGATAAAGTGAACTCAGCGTGAGATTAATGGGTATTATAAGACAATGTTAAACACCAACGAATCATTGATTCCTAATTATTCGGGCTTCATCATGAAGGGTAATAATATGTACCCAACAATCAATGATGGTGACCATTTAGTTGTCGACTTAGATCAAAGAGCGATCAGAAGTGGTGAGATTTATATTATTGAATATAAACAATCTAACGTTGTATGCCGCTTATTATTAGATCGTGAAACAGTAATATTGGTGTTTGATGCACTCGAGCAATCCCACGAAGAATCTATCTACAACATCAATATTATCGGACGAGTTATCGAAGTTAAGACATTAAATTAA